TTTTTGGGGAAGAGAGATTGGATTGTCAAAAGCAGATATGGAAAAGCACCCTTCATATTTTAATTTAGCTTATCTTAAAAAAGGTAAAGACATTAAAAGCCTTACTAAAGAAGCAAGAGATGCCAGAAGAGATGCTTTGGGATTGCAACAGACAGATTTAAAAGAAGAGGCATTAACCGAGAACTATGAATACTCACTCTTAGAATGGTTCACTACTATTGATGGAGAATTATATCTAACTACTTGGGGGAATAATCGAAGACTTTTAGTTCGTTATCAAAAAATAGACGCTGATATATGGCCGTTGCTTGGTAGAAAATTATTTCCTTTGCCGCATGCAGCCAGTTCAGTAAGTATCCCTGATTTAATAGAAGACAAACAGAGGGGTAAGGCAGTACTGATTAACTTGGGTATGGAAAGCGCAATAGCAGACTTATACCCAATGTATCTTTACAATAAAAAGAAGATTAAGAATCCAAGTGATTTAAACTTTGAGTTCAATAAGTTTATTGGAATCAATGGCCCGGTGGATAATGCTATGACTCCTATCCAGAAATCAGTATTCCACCAGCAAGTAAATTTGATACTTAACATTTTAGATGTTGCTGCTCAAAAAGCAGTAGCAACTCCAGAGATTAGCCAGGGAATACAACCAAGAGTAAGTGGGACATTAGGAGAATCTGAATTAATTATGGCTGGAAGTGGTGCTAGACATTCTCTTGGAGCAAGGATATTTGGTTGGTCAGATAGGCGCTTCTGGAGACAATGGTATTGGCAGTATAAAAAGAATTTTCACGAAGAGATTGATGAAAAGATAATTAGAATTCAAGGGCCTCTCGCTGCTGCATGGAGGACATTACTAAAAGATAATCTTATTGCTCGCATTGATCCTGATGTCTATATCGAAAGCGCCAGTATTGTAGCAGCAAAACGACAAGAGGAGTTTCAGAGATTCTCACTCTTCTCACAGATTACTATGCAAGATCCTTTAACTAACCGTAGATTCGTATTCAGGAAAATGGGAAAGATACTTGGTATGAAGAAGCAAACAATGGTATTAATGTTTCCTCCTACGATTGATGAATTGAGATCTGAAGACGAGAACGAAAAAATTAATAATAACAAACTTCCAGAGGTAAATCCTTTAGATGATGATATTGTTCACATTGAGATTCATAATAAAGCAGCAGATACTGGAGCAAAGATCGCTCATATAGAAGCTCATAAACAAATGATGATGTATAAGAAAGAACATCCAGATCAGTTTCCTCAACCTGAACCAGTTCCTGAATTTAAACCTATTGCTGGGACTGAACCGCAAGAAGAAACTCCTGCTGCTCCGCGCACCGCACCAAGAGAAAGAGAAACAGAAGAAGTTAAATAAATATGGCTAAAAATATTTCGTTTGAAAACAATAAACAAAAAAGGGATAGTATTATTGCAACCTTGCAACAATTAAAGGAAAGCATTGGCTGGAAAGTTGTTATTAAAGCATTAGAAAGTGATGTAAGGAAAGCTGAAGCCAAATTGCACGGTGATGTTCCTTTAGATTCAGAAAAAGATGAAACTATTAATGAATGGCAAAGAACTAGAAATGATAGAATTGCAATGATTAATTTACCTGATGAGTTAATTGAAGATAATAAAGACAAAGAAGCATTTGATCCAAACTTAGATCCATACGATAAATAATTTTTAAAATTTGATTCCGGCAGTAGTAGCCGAGATTTAATCCACCGCACAAAAAGGTTTCGCCGACCCATAATGAGCGGTGAGTAAAGGGATATGGCAGATCAAGATCCTCCTGAAAATCAGGAGACCGACAAGTTTGTCGAGATAGAGGGGGTCAAGTATAAGGAAGACCCCGAGAACGAAGGACAAGCAATCTTAGGAGATGATGGTAAGCTTGTTCCTTTCGAAGAGAAAGCCGAAGAAACCCCTGAAGAAACTGAGGAAGAGAAAAAGGCAAGAGAAAAGAAAGAAACAGAAGAGGAGGAGAACAAAGAACCTCCTACAAGAAAGAGTGCTAAGGATCATATTATTGACCGAAAGAATAAAAAGATAGAAAAGCTTAAAGAGAAAAAAGATGATAAAGGGGGTGATGACGATGGTGATGATGATGGGGGAGAAGAGGTTACACCTGAAGGACAAAAAGCTATTGATAAAGCAATAGGCAAAGCAATTAAACCTGTTATCCAATCCATTAGAACCACTGCTGATGACCAAGAGTTAGCAAATGTATTTGCGAAATATCCGGATGCCAAGAAGATAGAAAAGCAGATTCGCAAATACATGGACCACGATGCTTATAAAGATATTTCCGTTGAGTTCATTTATTTGGGGTTGGCCGCCAAAAAAGTGGATTTGCAGAAGAAAAGAGACAAAGCAGATGAAAGTGCGCAAGCGGACATATCTGGTGGACACGGAAGAAGAAAGACGCCAGCAGGTCCTATTCCAGATGTTCGTGGCTGGACTGATGATCAAATAGGCGAATTAGTCCAGAAGATTCAAACAGGCCAAGTATAGTCGAATTATTAATTATTAATTATTAAATATTTTTTAATCTCATGGGAACTACTACTCTTACCGAAGTACCCCAAGCCATAAATTATTTTTATGACAGGGTAATGTTAAAAAAGGCGAAGCCTCTTCTTGTTCACACAAGGTGGGCGCAAGTTAGAGATATCCCTGCTAAGCAAGGGGATGACATTAGATTTCGAAGATATGTATTATTGACTGCAGCTACCACTGCTTTAACTGAAGGTGTAACTCCAGCTGGAAGCGAATTATCTGTTGCTCATGTCTATGCTACTGTTGCTCAGTATGGTGACTATGTAACTTTTAGCGACAAGCTATTACTTACTACTTATGATCCTATTTTAATAGAATCAGCAGATATATTAGGCCAACAGGCAGGAAATACTTTAGATCAGCTTACCAGAAATATTCTTGTTGCAACTGACACCAAGCAGTATGCAAGCACAGCCGAAGATACAAATCAAATTACTGCTGCAATGAAGATGACTAAAGCAGAAGTCAAGGAAGCAGTGAGAACCCTTAAAGGAGGTAATGCCAGTATGATTACTTCACAGATTGATCCTTTTACTGGATTTAATACTAGTCCTGTTGCTGCTGCTTATATCGGAATTTGTCATCCAGATACCACTTTTGACTTAGAAGATATTCCTGGATTTATCAAAGTTGAGGAATATGGTCAAAAGAAAGCAATGGAAGGCGAAGTAGGAGCATTAAACAAAGTAAGGTTTATTGAAACTACTAATGCTTATGTGGAAGAAGATGCAGGTTCTGGTGAAATTGATGTATACCACACTCTTATCTTAGCTTCCGAAGCTTATGGAATTAGCAGAATTTCTGGAGCAGCAATGGAGAACATCGTTCACCCTACTGGTTCTGCTGGATCAGCTGATCCATTAAACCAAAGGCAGACTACCGGTTGGAAAGCAACTTTCGTTGCTGTCATTCTAAACCAAGCTTTCTTATTGGATATCGAACACGCTGTCTCAAGCTAGTAACTAATTTATAAGGGGTGGGATTCAACCCCCACCTCTTATAGCAAATTTTATGAATCTAAATACAATAAAGACTGCTGATTTGCGGAAAATGGCAAAGAAGCAGAAAATAGAGGGCTGGGAAGATTTAGAAAGAAAAGAACTTATTGCAGCCCTTAAGCCAAAGGAAAAGCCGAAGAAAGAATCAGAAAAGAAAGATAAAGACAAGGAAGAAGAACCCGAAGTTCCTGAAGAAAAGCTTTCTCCTGAAACTGAAGGTGTTAAAGGAGGTCGTGCTCGTATGGGAAGTAAAGCGGAAAGAATGAAAATCCATTTGGCAAAACAACCAAAGGTGACAATTCTTATTCCATTAGGGAAAGATGAAAAACCTGGAACAACTACTCCTGTTACTCTGAATGGTTATAGGTTGAACATTCAACATGGACAATATGTAGAAGTTCCAAAACAGGTTGCCAGAATTATAATGAAATCCCAGAAACAAACCATTGCAGCTTTACGAGGGGAAACAGTAAATCCTCAGAGTGGTAAAAGGAAAGATTCAATATTAGATGGAAGCGAAAAAGAACTTCAATAGTAAAAGTCGAATAATTAACTAATTAAAATGAATTATTTATTATGGCTACAGAAACTCAAAGCGAACATCAAGTTAGAAATGTTGCTATTGGAAGGTATTTAGAGGAGACTCTTGCTGCCGAATTTGATATTACAACAGGGTTTAAGCCCCGTTATGTGTGTGTTGAGAATGTAACTGCTGGAGAGAAAATAGAGTGGTATGAAGGAATGGCTGACGCTTCTGCCATTAAGACTATAGCAGCTGGCACAAGGACTCTTCCTACTTCTCTTGGTATTACTCCATTAACTAATGGATTTACGGTAGGTTTGGATACTCTTGTCAATGTAATAAGTGAACAAATTAGTTGGATAGCAATAGGCTAACCAGTATTAATCAATTAACTTAGATAATTTTATGGCTACATCAACTCAATCAGAACATCAAGTTAGAAATATAGCGGTAGGCAGGTATTTAGATGCTGGAGCCGCTGCCGCATTCAACATTACCACCGGTTTTAAGCCTCGCTATGTGAAGGTAGTTAATGTGACTGATAGAACTATGTTGGAATGGTATGAAGGAATGACTGATGCTCATGCTATTCAAACAGCAGCGGATAAT